ATGTGGGATACACTTCCATCAAATATGAATTGTGAGATTGATAAACAATTACACAATATTTCAATTGATGCAGATGGAAGTATTCGTTTGTGTCTTAGAATAAGAGGGACTTTCACACCAGATACGGTAAATTTAAAAAATTTATTATATCAAGATGGGAAAATTTCTCCAATTGCACATGCTGCAATCAAAAGAGATAAAAAGGAGTATTGCAAATTGTGTAATCATACTTGTCATTTGATGAGTAAATATATAGAGGAAACAGAGTCCGGAGTAGATGATTTAGTTCATACGGACGTAAGGGAGGGAACAATAAATGGTTGAACAAATAGATAGTGACGTCATTGTTAGTGCTGTTCAATTCTGGCAAAAAGTCTATACAGAAAAAATTGTTAAAATAAGATTTACAAAAAAAGATGGAAATGACAGAATAATGAGTGCAACTCTCGACTTCACAAAGATTCCCAAAGAAGATCATCCAAAAACTGTCAACATTCAGAAGATTCTTTCTCTTATTCAAAAGAATCAAATCATGCACGTCTATGATTTAGATGCAAAAGGATGGAGATCGGTTCCATTTAACAGAGTAGAGTATCTTCAAACATTAAAAGGAAAACGATTCTATGTCCAAAGTAAGAAAAAGGAAATGGAAAGTTTGACAAAGGAGTAAGATAAGAAATGACAATTCTTTCAGACATTATTAAAGAACTCGGTACAGATAAACTTTCCGAGCAAGTTCATATGATTTGTAAAAAAATAAAAGATGAGGAAACAGAATCATTTGAATATATACAATACGCCTCCGAAGGACCAAATATATTTCTTACTCTTGAAGTTCCGGGAAGAAATAAAAAAGAGGTTGGATTCATATCTTTAGAAAGAGAATCAGATGAAGTTTATTTATCTATATATTCAACTTTATTTCTAATAGATATAAAAAATGTAGAGCCAAAGGATGCTGCTCCACCAAAAAGACAAAGAGTTTGGGAAATCAAAGATCATCGAGCAGAGAAAATTTTAACAGAGTTTGCTAAACACGTGAAATATTTACGAGGTGAATAAATGCGCCCTGATTTGGTAGAAGAAATTAGAATCAATCCGAAGTATACGCAATACTTTTTATCTGAATTTGATAAAGATAAAGAAGAAGGAGATCCCAAAATTATCAAACGGACAATGTTTACAGCAGATTATCTTAGAAAACTGGGATCCCACTCAACTCTTGCTATGTTACCGCCAAATTGTCGATATATTGAAAGAACAGGAACCGGTGGTTATATAACAGTAATTGAAGAACCTCCTGCTATGAGAACTATAAGCATTAGCAGAGATTTCTGGACAGAGAAAAATGAACTAGTGGAACAAGGAAAATGGGTGGAGTATGGATATAAAGGATACAACGTTGACTTAAATATCCATAAGTTTAGTTTAGCATTTCCGTATGTAATCTTTATACTGGTGTTCGATAGGAGATTTTATCTATTAGAAGGAATGGTTTTTATGAGAATTCAACAGCTCATTGGAATGTCTGATTATTTATTAAAAACTCCTCTAAGCAATATATCCAGCGACCAAAGAATATGTTTTGGAGAGCATGCAAATAACGGCGGGGCTAAACATTCTTTAAATCATGCGGTCCAAAATGCTATCATGGTTTTCTGGTCGGCTCATTTTAATACTGATTATACGTATAACTGTTCAGATTATAAGAAAAAAGGTTCAGTATTTTCTAATATGTTAAAGTGGCAATATTATTCTAATACCAATCCAATGTTCATCTATGATGCTGACTGGATTCGAATAGAAAGAACTTTTGGAGAATATATAAACTATACAAAGTGTAAAGAGTATGTAGGAGGAACTTATGCTGGAATGGATTATAAGGATGTTACTAATTCTATTTTCTCTCAGGAAGATTCTGGAGTTGATATAAAAATCACACCGAGGGGATCCAGAAAGGCTAGACTGTTCTATGATGTTGCAAATGGAATCACTATTGGGGATTACTTTATACATCAGGGGGATCCATTCCAATATAAAAATGGGGATATAGTATATATTGAATCTTTCGCCGGTTTTCAGGATGGGGGTCGTATTCACTACATACAAGTTGACAAAAATGGGAAGAAGATTGTCATGAAGTTAACTTCAAAACTTCAAAACTATATTGCTGTATCAAATAAAGCATTAAGATACGTATCAGAAGTAATTCTTCCTAATAAGACCAAAGTTAAAAGTGGCGATATTCTTATTGTTGAAGATAAGAATGGAACTTTTTATGCAAAAGTTGACTTCATAAGGAATGCACGTGATGGGTCGATAGAAATAAAAATTGGATCTGATTATTATTTAGCTGATAAACTTAATGCTACCTTATTTAATATAACAGATCCAGAAGTTGATGGAATTAAGCTACAAAAGGGTAAAGAATATTTGATTATAACAGATCCGAGAGGAGGGTCAGTTCTGTCATCCGGAGACATATTAAAATATACAGGAGTTTCAGTATCTGGGTCAACTAATATCAAATTTGATTTTCTTGGTGAGCGATATAGAGACTTAATCGGACCTATTACTTTTTCTTTACAGGTTAATACAACGCAAAAAGCTCCAAGAATTTATGAGCTCGATGCAGTTAGAGAGTTCGATGGGAGTTTTAGACTCGGAAAAAGTATATTCTGTATGACATCATCTCATAACGCTAGGAGTTCAGGAATAACATATCCTGTAGCATGGGAACTTGCAGATGGTAATGGAGCTGTTTTTAATTCTTACTTTAGACTTGACAAACCAACAACTCTTAATAGTCTCGTAAAAGATGACAGATTCTTCTTGCCAGGTATTCATTATGATATAGATTTTAGAGTCGGCGATAAGGTTGTTGTTGCTAACTGGGGAACTCCAACTGAGATGTTAAAGATTAAAGAGATCGCAGGATTTTCTTTTGTTAACAACGAAAGTAGTAAACGTGATGATCTATATTTTATTTTAACCGATAGGGAAGGAAAACTATCCAAACACAAATATATTGATGGATATAAGTCAGTATGTCATATAGGAAGTGTCAGAAAAATAACGAACAGATTTAACGGAGTTTCAGCAGGTACTAAAATAATTTCTGATACAGCAGGTATTTACGGATTTCCAAAGAAAGATGTAAATATTATTATAGGATTTATTACTGATACGGGTGGAGATGATCCTCTTGTTCTTTGCTCAAATTGCCAAACCCTTTGGTTTAGTGATATTATTGCAAACTTTAAACGAGTAAGTGTGAAATCTGCAAAATGGAAAACTCTCAGTCATTCGCCTATCGACTTGAGTAAAATCAAACCTCAAGCCGGAGATATTATCAACGGTACAGATAAATACAGAATGAATGAGGGGTATATGATGGCCCATATGCCTGAATACTCAAATGTTAGAGCGACAATTCTATCATACTATACTGGTTATCCCGAAGCTTATGGAATGGATAGACAATTTAGTAAAGAGTATATCTATAACTGTATTCCAAATCCAAGGCTCTCTCCGAGTCAACTTAAAGAATTTGGAACGATTAGAGGGTTCTCTAACTTTCACGGACTCTTCTTTGCTAGCCAAAAATCAGGTGTAAGATTTATCAACCAACCAGGGAGGATTATAAATGTTTCCAGTAGTGCTGAATGATGGGCAAAATGAAATGCCCAAAGATGATATTTATTATGTTATTGCGAAAGAGGGAGTTTATCTTAAGAAGAAATTGGGGGTTATGGAAAGTCTTGCTCCAGTAAAACAGATCTCAACTCTTCAAAGCATTACAGCTACGGCCACAATGCATATTGAAAAAATTCCTGGTCCTAAATTTGCAAAGATTATCGAGTTCTTTAGAGAAGTTTATAAAGAATACTATGGAGAAGCAATTGTCCTATTATTTTATGACGAAGAGAAAAAGACCTATTTTATCATGCCTCCACATCAAAAAGTATCAGGCGGATCATGCGATTACAACAGAGGTATAACCGTAGATGGTTATACTATGATTGGTACAATTCATAGTCATGCCGCAATGTCTGCATTTCATTCTGGAGTTGACGATAAAGATGAGGAAGGGTTTGACGGACTTCATATTACAATTGGAAATGTGAGGGACGAAGAAGTCAGTATTTCAGCATCAATTGTTGCTAATGGTCATCGGATAATGGTTGATCCGAGAGATTATGTTGAACAACTGCAACTAACTCAAGACATTGATGAAGATACTACCGGGGCAACTACTAAAGTCTATGAATGGAAAGATGGTAAACTACAAGAGAATCTAAAGAAAACGAATCGTTATGCTTACAATTATCGAAGATTTGATAAGCGCTATGTAGTAACAGTAACTGACCACCAAAAACGATTTAATCAGAAATGGATGAAGGTGGTTGAAAAAGGGCACTACGTTCACAAAGGTTGGAATCGTGGAGTTGGGCGTGGATATGGAGCAGACTGGTATACTGGCAATGGATGGGGGTATGGATTTGATGCAGACGCATGGAATCAAATGAATCAAGGATTTCAAAGAAGACTTCCAGGTTCATTTGTCGTCCATGGAAAACCAGATCCGAGAAACGTTGGACCGTACAAAACACAAGGCATAGTCTTTCCTCCTCATAAAGATGAAGATGAAGATGTAAATCATTGTCAGAATTGTGTGCATAGAGATGACAAGTTGGGTTGGGCTCTTGAGCAATTCACAGAGGAAGCAGAAGATGAACCGAATGAAGAAGATGTGATTGATAATTTTGCATCTCGGGATGATTATGACAAAATGTTTATGGATGGTAATATTGCATGCCAGAATTGTTTTGAAACTTATCACGGTCCATCCTATCAAGCATGCCCAACGTGTGGTGCACCAAATATTTCTAAGATGAAAGCATCACAAGATCCTATAGCAGGTCAAAGATTTAGTTGCCCAACTTGTACAAACGAGTTCGATCATGAGGGAGAAGATGAATGCCCTTTTTGCCACACAGAACTAGACTTTACCGAGTTCAGAGAAGCCGCATTAGTAGAAGACAAATCAGACGAAGAGGGAGAACCTTCGATCGGAAAAGATATTGAACCCGGAAAATGGTATATATGTAACCTTTGTACCACTATATTTGAAGCTAAATCTGTTATAAATGATTGCCATTGCCCGAGTTGTGGCAAATATATGTTGGAAGAGTACAATTGTACTCAATATAATATAGAGGATGAAAGAACATCAATTGCCGATAAAGATTCCGGTAAATTGATGGAGGATTCTAAACGCGACATTCTTCTGTTAGCCGCTGAAGCCGATAAATATCTAGAAAGAATCCCTGATCCACAAAAACTCGAAACTCCTTTATCAACGCGTGTTCAAAAAACATCTCGTATGTCTATCAAAGAGATGTTCAAAAGGACATTTGGGAAGGAGAGAACTAAATGAATAAACTATCTATTGTTGTAGTGGGCCTCGGTGGTGTAGGTTCTATTTTAATAGAACGTCTCGGTCGCTTTCTGAATTATGGCGATTATGAAGCAAATATGCTTCTAGTAGACGGTGATGAATACGAGGTCAAAAACTATCAAAGGCAAGAGTTCAATCAAATGGGGAATAAATCTGACGTGAAAGCAACTGAGCTACAAATAAAATTTCCTAAAATTGTGTTGGACTCGTATGATGCCTATGTAAACGAAACAAATACTGCTGAGATCATCAGAGAGGGAGACATAGTTTTTCTCTGTGTTGATAATCACAAAACCAGAAACATCGTATCCAATTATTGTATGCAATTAAAAGATATTACTTTGATTTCTGGTGGGAATGAGTTGACAGATGGAAATGTGCAAATTTATATCAGACAGGGAGGTGTAGACTTAACACCTGATCTCTGTGCATACCATCCTGAAATTGCCAATCCCGAAGATAAGTTACCCGAAGAATTGTCATGTGAAGAAAGAGCCAATGCAGATCCTCAGTTGTATTTCTGTAATCTTGGCGTAGCTACGTTAATGTGTTGGGCCTTTTACAAATCAATCATAAAAGGTCAGATTGATCAGCAGTCTGAAGTATATTTCGATATTCTTCAAATGTCTGCCAATGCACAAACTCGAATTGTAAAAACTAAAGAAGGAGAAAGCTAAAAATGGTACGTAGAAAAACTTATACAAGAGATCAATTGGAAGCAATGAATGCTAAAGACCTCAAAAGTATGGCATTTCATTCACTAGGACTCAGCGGGCTGAGCAAGAAACCCAAAGATGTTGTTGTAGATGCAGTCATTGCCTATCAAGACGGTGGTAAAGCATCTATCGCACCAGGAAAGGCAGCATCTTCCGGCCCCATTACCGGACTGAACTTCACTGGTCAAAGCAGCCTAACCAATCCAGGCGCTTCATTCGGTAACAAAACCACAACCACCATTCAAGTATCATGTGGTGCATCTTCAGGAGCCTTTCCGGTTCAGGGAAAAACTGTTCGTGAAGTCGGTGAGTTTTTGAGAGAAGTTCTCAATGTGAGTCAACTTTCAACCGGTTTGGTAAATGGAAAAGAAGTCGACTCCGGTTATATTTTGAAATCCGGTGATCGTCTTGAATTCCTGAAACCAGCAGGGCGTAAGGGATAGACTATGCTTACGATGGGAGCCTCATATGGGGCTCCCAACTTCAATCTAAGGGGTTTAATAATGAACGAAAATATTGAAAAATTATTTAATGAAAATGGCATAGATAAAGTTGCGTTTTACTATAAAAGTACTCCCTTAGTTGACAATGCATATACTACTTGCATACTTGTCAATACAGAAAAGGGACGGATTGAATCAAGGGGTATCGCCATATGCTCCATGCGAGATACGTTCAACAAAAACAAGGGTAAAAATAAAGCGTTTGGAAGAGCTATTGAAGCTGTGGTACGAAAGATTAATTCTGGAAAAATTAACCCTTGTGGGCGTGATTGCGAAGGAGTACGCAGACAATTCAAAATCAAAACCGAACAGGATCAAACAAAGTTTGAAAGCGCCATTACTGAGCTTAATACTTTGCATCCTGAATTGGAAGTTGTAATTATTAATGATGGTTCTAAGAACCATACAAAATATTGTTTGAATATTCCAGCAAGCTATCCAATCCGAGTTGCCAATAAAGACTTTAAATATAAGTCTCAGTTTAGGCCAAACCCAGCCGGAAGTGAAGAATCGAAACTATTAGACAAGGGTATATAAGGCAAGGCAAAAAGGGAGGAGAGGTAACTTTCCTCCCAATAACTCGAAAGGAGACTAGCCAAACGTGGCGTACAGAAGTATAACTATAATAGGAATAGGAACACTGGGAGGATTTATTGCAGAATCTCTTTCAAATCTGGATGGAGTAGAGGAACTAATTATAGTAGACCACGATATAGTTGAAAAAAAGAATCTAAGGAATTCTATTTATAGACAGATTGATGTTGATCTATTTAAAGTAGATGCTCTTGGAGATATATTATCTATAAATAGAGATATTAATGTTAAACAATTTCCAATAAAATTTGAAGAAGGAACAACAAAACTCCCACACTCAGATTTGGTTTTAGATTGCAGAGATTACACTTATGACAGAGGATCATATCTTGATGCACGACTTTATATCTCATCTAGATATCTTATGGTCGATTGTCGAAAGAATGTAAAATATGACAATCCAGTTGAAGGTAAATATCTAGAAGCTCTAACCAAAGATGATTTACGATACGCTTCAACGATGGTAGCAATGTTACTTCATAGTAATACAATTGCATCATTGATTGATGTAGGATCAGTTCAAAAATATGAACTTGATTATGTAACAAGGATTGACAGTTGCTCATATGATATTTTATATGATGCATCACCTGGAAATGATAAATTTGTCAACCTGCCTGCAAAAATTATTCCCATTTTAGATCTTAATAGAGAATATGATCTAAATGTATTTGTTGGAAGTAAGAATCTACCATTAACTGAAAGAATTATTCCTAAAGCATCTTTAAAAGATGGAAATGATTTAATAATCAATTTAGCATCTGTTACAAGTTTACAATGCAATTTTAATCAATATCTTGTATCTCCATTTAAGGAAGGTGGAAAAGTTTATATTGAACTTATTCCTGAAACTGGAGCTGCATAATGAAATTAACCCGCATTGCAGTAAAAAATTTAATTGTCCCAAGACGATTGATTTTTAGAAATGAATTCTATAAAATATTAGATTACCCAAACAAATATATAATCAAAGGATATACTGTTATCTTACTTGATGATAAAATTGATGAGTTAGAAATTAGGGACTCACATCCCAATGCAAACCCAAGGACTGGAGAATTTTGTATACCAAACACATTACGAAACTTTCCATTAAACGATGAAACGAAAAACATGATTCATAACATCTTAAGTTGCTTTAACTTAGATAATTGCTACTTCACTCCTTGGAACGAAATTCAATATAGAAAACAAGAGGTGTGAACATGCTTAAAGAAAAAAAACCATTATTATCTAGAAAAAAATTGGACAAAGCTCTTGGTGAATCAATTGATGAGCTCAGCGATGCAACCAAGAAAAGTTCAAGAAAGGTCTTTGATGCTTTGATAGAAGAAGGGGTACAGACCATAAGTCATATTTTTGATAAATATAAGATAATAGCAAAACAAAAGGTGATCAGACATGGCCAAGAAAAAGACGATAGGGATAGTGAGTGAAATGCACTCAGGGATTCTTGAACAAGAAATTATTCGAATTGTTGAAAAAGTAACACGTGATAATCTACTCGGATTAGCGGCAGACGATGTTAAAATCATCGCTAAAGAACTTATGCCCGATTTTGATAGAATGATTTCTAAAAAAATCAAGGATCACTTATATGAGATAGGGGAGTTCCTTATGGAACGATTTAATACGGAAGACGACTAGGGGGAGAAATAATGCCAAAAATTCTTAACTATGCTAAATTTTGTGAAAATTTAGAGGAAGTAACCTCTCTAAAAACATTTGGGAAAAAGAAGTTTCATTCTAATGGTTTATTCTCCGAGCAAATCTTCGGACCAGTCAGAAACTATACATGCCAATGCGGTACGTATCATGGAGTTTCAAAATCTGGAGGTACTTGCAAAGAATGTGATGTTGATATTGTTAATAGCGATGAAAGACGAAAAAGATTTGCAAAAATAGTTTTGCCAACACCAGTTGTTAATCCGCTATTCTATGATTTATTAGTTGATATTGCCGGAAGAACTCTAAAAAGTGCGCTTGATGATTTAATGAAAATGGATAAGAGCGTTCTATATATTCAAGATGGTGAATTTGTAGTTACAGTAAACCCCGAAACAATCCCAGCTGGATTACAACAATGGGAACGTATAGAAGCTATCAGAGTTCTTGTCGAAACATTAGCTACTGATATGGTTGCTGAGGGAATTCCGGAATGGAAAATTGTTTTAGATAATATTGATAATCTTATTATTGATACAATAATTGTATTACCTCCAGACTTAAGACCGACGTCTAAAAGTTCAGGCGAAGGAAAACAGTTGATGGACAAAATTAATCGTTATTATGTCCAGATACTAACTAAGAAAGAGATAATGAAAGATACGATTATTGATATTCGAAGAGATAAAAGTTTGTATTACACATACTTCAAACAATTACAAAAAGATGTCAGCGAATTATATACACGAATATTGGAAAAGATGGCAAAGAAAGAGGGATTGATTAGAGGAAATATTCTTGGTAAAAGAATTGATTTTTCGGGTCGAGCTGTGATAACTCCAGACCCAACTTTAAATCTTGATGAATGTAAATTGCCCTATTTAATGATTCTTGAAATTTTCAAATTGCCTATTGCCAAAAAGATTATGTCTTTGGGTAAATTCAAGATTTTAAATAGAGCGATTGATTATGTCGACCTGTGTATTGATAGTCAATCCCCAGCTCTTTTCAAAGTTTGTGAAGGGCTTATTCAAAATGAAGTTTGTATTCTAAACAGACAACCATCGTTACATAAACTCGGAATGCTTGGTTTCAATATTAAGATAACTCTTGATCAAGTTATTAAAATACACCCGTTGGTGTGTCCTCCATTCAATGCAGATTTTGATGGAGATCAAATGGCAGTATATATTCCAATTACAGATGAGGCCAAACAGGAAATTCGGGACAAGATTTTTATCACTAAAAATTTAAGTAGTCCTGCAAATGAAAGTTTGACAACAACGCCAAGTCAAGATGTCATTTTGGGAATATACTATTTAACTTCCATTGAACTTACGACATATTCAGAAATGATAGAATACAAAGGACAAAAAATTACATGGGGACAAGCTGAATTTAATAAATGTCTGCCAGAGGATTATCCAATAATTGATACACCAGTCAACAACGATAAATTATTGGATATATTAAATCATATTAAAGATCACTATCCGGAAATGGTTACAGTTCAAGTTTTAGATGCAATCAAAAGGATTGGATTCAAATATGCTACTCTCTTTGGTTGTACTATGTCACTAAAAGATTGTACGATGGAAGGTGCCAGAGAATTTAGGGATCAGTTGTTTTCAGATGATGATATACACAAACAATTAGTAGCAGTTTCAGACCCCGCTGTAACACAAAAGATGCGAGAGAACTTCAAATATTCATATATGATTGAATCAGGTGCAAGAGGAAGCTGGGATCAAGTTCGACAGCTAGTTTTGACCAGAGGATTTATCTCAAACTTTCAAGGAAAAATTCTTCCAGAACCAATCAAGAATTCATTGATGGATGGGTTGACTAATAAAGAATTTTTCTATTCAACATACGGGTGTCGAAAAGGTTTGCTTGATGTTGCTTTGAATACCGGCACAAGCGGATATCTGTCAAGAAAACTAATATTTACTTGTGCAAATCTTCAAATTGATCCAATACTTGAAGATTGCGGGACGAAAGATCTTTTAACAGTTGAAGTTAAAAATAAACTGAAAGCTCGAATGTTAATTAACAGATATATGCTTGAGAATAAAACATTAGTTAGAATAACCAGAGAAAATTATAAAGATAATATTGGAAAGATAATTCAAATTAGAAGTCCAATATTGTGTCAAAGTCCAAGAATCTGTCATACTTGCTATGGAGATCTATATAAACGATTGAATAGCAGATTCATTGGAATCATAGCAGCTCAAACTCTTGGTGAAAGAGGAACCCAATTAGTATTAAGAACATTTCATACTTCTGGTTCAGCGGTCATTAAGGGAGAAGGAGAAGAAAGCGGGGATGTGGATCAATCAATGCTTCAAGAAGACATTATTGGAGATCTCGCTTCTGTGTCTGAACTATTGCATAAGTTCAAAGGAAAAAGTTATGATGGTATAGTTTCAGAATTATTTGATGCCTATGGTAAAGATATTTATCATGTTCATTATGAATGTGTGGTTGCTCAGCTTATGTGGAGTAACTATCGAAAATGGAGACTATTAGAAAATAGGGTACTAGTCGAACCGGATTACTTTTCAATCCAATCTGTGCCCAATCAGGAAAGCTGGATATTAGCGATGGCCTTCTCAAATCCAAAAAGATCAATTTTACAGGGCATACTATATGAAGGAAGATATTCAGGAGTCATGGATAAAATTCTAAAGGGGGAACGAATCACATGAGAGATCCCAAAAGAATACCAGAAATATTAGATGAACTAAAGGGGATTTGGGGAGCAGTTCCTGATCTACGCTTTGGTCAATTGATAATAAATGTAATAGGCACACAAATATTATCAAAAGAAAATGACCAACAATTTTATTATATGGAGGATGAAGAACTAATAAAACTTTTTAGAAAATATCTTTCGGAGGTTAAATATATTGAACATCATTAATCCAACATTTAAAATCCAAGATTTGGATAAAAATGTCTTTACAATAAGACAAAAGGATTACGATCAGATTTTACCGTTGGTTCAGAAAATAGTTAAACCAGTTGAGGAGATTGGCTTCGAAATAAATGAAATTGATCTCAAGGATTCAAGGTTTGCTTCCGGAGAATTATCATCAACTCTAAAGCAAACTTTAGTTATCAAAATGCAAAAGGGTACTGCAAATATTGATATCTCAATATTCATTCCAAAACTGGTAGAAAATAATTATATTTACATCAACGGAAGGAAAAAGATTCCTCTATTTCAGTTATTTGATATTCCCATTGTTACAAGAGGCGAAAACATCAAACTCAGAACAAATGTAGCAACCATTGTTGTCACATTAGAAAAAGAAGGTCCAAGAGTTCAGATTAGTTTTCTTGGGAAAAAAGTTCCTCTTTCTTTAATGTTTCTTGCATATTATGGCATTGAAAGAGTATACGAGATGTTCAGCCTCACTGAAAAGATTGACCCTTCGGACGGTCATTTGTATGAGATACTCAGATTTGATCTTAAGGATTATTGTGAGGAATCCAAGGGATACACACAAGATGATTTTGTTTTAGAAGTTGGAAGAATTTATTCTCGCTTCAATCAAAAATCAAAAGGTGAAGATATAATGTACGCCCTTGATCTTATTCCCAAGGTCGATATTATTACAGCAAAGTTTTTAACAACCGACTCAATTTTAGAAGAATTAGTTGAAGCTATCAAAATTGGGGACATCGACGATACACTATTTACTAATAAACGGGTTAGATGTTTCGAGTATATGGTTACATCTAAAGTCTCAAAAATCATATTTGATTTATGCTTCTCAAACAGAACATCTCGGCAACCAAAATTTAATATCAACTCCACTCAAATATTATCAGAGTGTAATGTATCAGATATTGTTCAGTTTGATTTCTCTATTAATCCAATTGAAGAACTAACCAAGTTATCCCGAATAAGTCTTTTAGGACCTGGAGGATTTAAAAGAGAAAATATTCCACAGCATTTGAGAGACATATGTCCAACTATGTACGGTCGAGTGTGTCCGGTTGATACTCCGGATAGAGACAATTGCGGAGTCTTACAAAATTTAATTCCAAATGTTTTATTGGACGATAATCTGAAATTTAGCGATGAATTTTTAGAGAATCAACCAATTTCAATGCCAGTTTCAATGACTCCATTCTTGAAACATGATGATCAAACAAGACTTCAAATGGCGGCATCACAAATGCGCCAATCAATTATGTTAAAAGAGTTTGATACTCCATTGATCAGTTCTGGTTGTGAAGGTCTTTATTCAGACTATACACAATTTGTCAAGCGAGCCAAAAAAGATGGTGAAGTTCTGCATATTGATCGTAACTATATCATAGTAATCTATAATGATAAAGATGCAGATGTGTTTGACATTAGTTATAGAAAGATTTATGTTGAACATCTTGACTTTATGAACATCTATATAAAACCAGGAGATAAATTCAAAGCGGGTGACATTCTTGCCGAAAGTAACTTTTGTAAAGATGGAAAAATTAATATAGGCAAGAATCTATTAACTGGGGTAATGGTGTATTATGGAAACAACTATGAGGATGGTATTGTCATATCTGATAGATTGGTTGAAGATGATTCCCTAACTTCAGTGCATTATAAAGAATTATCATTTTCACTGACACCTGAAAAAGTATTGTTATCTCTTAGTGAGGATAAATACAAACCATTGCCTGATGATTTAGAAGTAATTCAGGCAGGAAATCCATACGCAATTTTGAAAAAATTAAATTCTGATGATTTTTATTCAGTATTCTCAGAACCCATTGAGTTGATTGCTAGGAAAAACTTCATTATTTCAGAAGTAAATCTCTATGCAAATTCATGGAATGAAGAAGTTCCGGAGTATAAGAAATGGATTGAAACGAAACTTCAAGAACAATCTGAAAAAGAAAATTATCTTCAAAAAATGATGAAAGTACATTTACCAAAAGATCACGCTATCAAATTTATTAGAGAACGAGGACTTGATAAATTTTCGTTCGTCGGAAAATATAAAAATAAAAGAGAAAAAATTAATGGTATTCAAGTCGAAATGATTGGAGTTCATACAAGAAAAATAAAAGTCGGGGATAAGATCGCAAACAGGCATGGTAATAAGGGAGTTATTTCAAGAATAGTCCCTCATGATAAAATGCCCCAGTTACCAAATGGGCAACACCTGGATATTTGTATTAATCCTCTAGGTATTATTTCTCGAATGAACTTTGGTCAATTATATGAATTACATCTAGCATTTTCAGTTAGTCATCTAAAACGAAAAATGATTGAGATGATTGACGCAGAAGTTCCAGATAAAGAGATTACAGATTTTCTATTTGGATATATAGAAATTATTGACAAAACAAATGGAAAATGGTATTCAGAACAAATCAAAGAACAGTTACCAAAGAAAATTACAAAGGAATTTGTTGAAAATTTTACTATCATTCAACCTCCTTTTGAATCATGCAGAATTGAAGAAGTTGAAAAGGCAATGGAATACACAGGAACCAATTTTACCGAAGTTCTTTATGATCCATTATCTCAAGTTAATTTACATAATGAAATTGCAGTTGGTTATATTTACTTTTTCAGAATGGTTCATATTGCTGAAGAAAAATTAGCTGCAAGAGGAATTGGAGCATATGCCAGGAGAACACTTCAACCGCTCGGCGGAAGAAAGAATAAAGGTGGTCAGAGATGTGGAGAAATGGAAACCGCCTGTTTGATTGGTCATGATGCACCATGCAACTTATTTGAATTTCTTACAACTAAATCAGACTGCATTGATCTAAAAAATAGTTACATCCGTGGTTTTATTGAATCCAAACTTGTTGACGAAACTAAGGAATTAAATCCAATGCCGGAATCGGTAAAACTCCTTAATTCTTACTTAACAGTTATAGGAGTTGATCACAAATGAGTATTTTTGACACACCCATGTGGAGTCCGGGAACATCAACAGTTTCAACATCTTCAATATTTCCATATAATTGGGAAAATGAACATGAAATTAAACCCAAGAGAAAGATAGTTAGAAAGAAAAAAGTTGAAGAGGAAGAAATAAAACAAATGCCGTCAGATCTAATTTTATTTGATCCGAAGGATTTGATACTATGAGTAATTATAATAAAAAAATAGAAAACTTATGGGGGAAAATAAATGACAGAATGTTTACCAGATATTCAATGCTCAATACCGGATATTAAAATCCCCATTATGCAAGTAGGTGTTGAAAATATTGAAGTCCCTTTCAAATTGGAATCTAAGTATGGCGGGTATCATCAGATGATTGCAAACGTATCTCTGAGAACCAACTTGGATAAAGATACGAAAGGGATTTCAATGTCAAGATTGCTTCTAACTTTGAAGCCATATCTTGACTTACCATTAAAGCATACATTGATCAAACAAATACTTGAAGATGTACGAAAAAATGTTGAGAGCGATGCTGCATTTATGAAGTTTGAATTTCGAATGCCGATAATACGAAAGTCTATAAAATCGGATAATGAGTTTCCTATCTACTATAAATGCAAATTTGAAGGACAGCTATTTAAATCTCCCGTATTCGTTGAACAGGGAGTATCTACAATTACAGATCATTTCAGATTCTATCAAGGCGTTATAATCCAATATGCTTCATACTGCCCTTGTTCAGCAGAGTTGTGTGGCCATTTAAATGAAAATGAGTCAAAGGGATATCCACACAATCAAAGATCGTATGCTGACATTCTTATAGAAGTTATTGACCCTCATTATTTATGGTTAGAGGATATTATCGACGCTGTTGAAGAACAGTTGATAACTATTCCATATCCAATAATCAAAAGACTAGATGAACAAGAGATAGCAAAGGTAGCTGCTGAAAATCCGATGTTTGTTGAAGATTCGATCAGAAAAATATCACAATGTTTGAATGATCGTGAAGATGTTTTTGATTGGATTGTTAAGTGTTCTCATGAAGAATCAATACATACATCTGAAGCAATTGCAGTTAATTGGAAAGGTCGCCCGGGTGGATTTAATGGGAGAAGATATCTATGATTAATGTATGCATTTCATATGGTTTTGGGGAAGGCAATAGATTTCAACAAGAAACTATTCCAGATAAAATTCAATTAGCAATATACAAGTACGATATTTTTATGGAGCTTAAAGATGATGCTGTTAAAGCTCTTAAAAAACATGGTACTGATGTTAAAGTAGTTCACCTTCCAGAGGATACTTTAAGACAAAGTTTAGACAATATAGATAAACTGATAGAGATTTGTATTTATGAAATAGGATGTCGAAGGTTTGTTATACATCCAAACAAAAATATCTTTCAGTTTATTGACCACTTTATAGAAAGATGGGGGTATTCCGATATGGCAAAACTTTTAGTTGAAACCTTTGGTTGGAGAACTAAAAAACAGCTAAGAGGACCATTGGATATTTTGCAAGTTTGTATTGAAAATCCAGAATTAGCAATGGTTATTGATACAAGTCATATCGAAACATTGTGGTTTGATCATAGGATTATGCCTACGTTATTGAAATATACCCCAGTAATTCATTTATCAAATAGAGCAAAAGGGTTCGGTTCACATATGCCGTTTAATTCAGCAAATGGTGAACTGAAACTGGTGGGATTTGTCAGAGATCTAAAACATAGATATAATTGGAATGGAGATTTAGTTCTGGAATATATGTCTGAATATAAGGAGAAGCTTATGAAAAATAAACTGTACATAGAGAGGTTATTGGCATGAACAGAGGCCATACAATTGCTCTTTACGAGAAAGAGAGACAATATGAAGAAGAGGTTTTTGGAAACTATTCACAGATCAAAAGTTTAAGTTTCCCCAGTTTTCTTGCTTTTTTAAGAGTATATATTGATAAAGCAGAGAAGGCATATGCCGGAAAATGGGAAAAAGAGTTACCACCGTGGTTGAAAACCTGCGCTGAATTTGAAACTGAAGCAAAGGGAACCGCACCAGTAAAGGCGTACGAAGAGGTTATCAAAATCATGGCTCTTGCAGGAGCTGCATTAGAAACTTACACAATTATTGACGCCAGTAAATGGAGAGAAAATCCGAACACGGATGCAGAAAAGTGGAAAGATTAAAAACTAAAAGGAGAGATGAAAAACAATGAATGAAAACCTATCCGAAATGGTAAAAGATGCAACAACCGAACCAAACCCAGCTATATTCTCTGAGGCCGATCTCGATTTGCCAACTGATGATATTCAAGAGGTAGCAACTGTTGAGGCAAGCCCAGCGATTCCCATTACATCGTTATCAAGCTGGTTTGAGGAAAATGCTTCACGGTTTAGTAACATCAACCAGGTTAAAGTTGCAATTCGTGGTGTTGATGCAGCTAAGACATTAATCATGGCAGTAGCAGATGATTCAGAAGAAGCTGATGGTGAAGGTAACGAGAAAAGAAATCTGCGGGTATATGAGAATGCTGATACCCATCCAGTTCTTGATCTTACTCCGGAAACCATGGATGTTTATAGCAACGGTTTCAGAATTCTGTATAATTATGGAGAAGGCGTATCTATCAAATGTTATGGAATTCGAACCGGTCTCATTGCTGTATTCTGTAATGTAATTGAAGGAAGCATGATTCCATATGCAATTACACGAGTTAAAAGAAAAGACGATGAGATTGAAGTTGTATCAAGAGATGCCGCAGAAGTGTCAGCAAAACTAGCTGCCGCAGTTGATGGAGAATCTTTACAACTGAGATATAAACAATCAGCGAAAGCTGTTGCTGATTTCACAACGAATAAAAGTGCTATTGACTGGTTATTGGCTCGACAAGTTGAGATTACAGATATTAATCATCATCTTCAGATCGACAACATTATCATCGACACTTTAGCGTAAGGTAATAAAGGACTTGGGCGGGTAACATGCGGAGAAGAAATCAAAACACCAGAGCCGATACCAGTTGGTGCGACCGACTCTCATTTATGAGATGGAGCTTAAACCTCACTGGCCAATTCGGACTAAAATATAAATTTTCTCTCCCGGTCCCGCCCATTTCACTTATATGAAACTAAATGAAAATGTAAAACTAGTCCTAAAAGACGTTTATCTATATGACATTGAAGCGTGTCATTATACTATAATGGAGAAGCTTGGGTTGGATGTGAGCACATTAGATAGAAATGATAAGTCTCAAAGAAATATTGAAATTGGAAAAATGATGAGAAAGAATCCTCAACTAACTTCTCTATTACGAAATACAACCAAAACAATTATTGACGAATATTTAATGAAAAATAATGTCACTGAAGATGACATTTTGATCAGACAATACGATGGTATTTTAACGACCAAAATTCTTAGAGTTACAAACATCCAACATATTCCATTTGAAATGAGAAAAAGATATTTAACTTTTATCATATCAATTGATAGAGGAAAATATATTGCTCAGCAAGCAATGGACGGCGGAATAACAATAAAAGGTATACCATTTCGTTATCCTCAAATGGATTTGATCTATAGAAAAATATGTGGAATTAATTTTGCAAATAAGAGTCGAATATTTATCCAGCTACAAAAAATAAAAGACGATTTTTTAAATTCTAACAACCCATACTTATTTGGAGTCCCGACTAAAAAAGGATTCAATGTTTATTTGAAAGGGTATGGTGAACTTGAAGTAACTGAGAGCACAGTCAAGTTAATGGATACGGATGATATTGACAAAGAAAGATACTTCAAGTTTTATATCGAACCGTTTACAAAAAGCATAACAGTAGAGTTTGTATAAGGAGAAATATGGAAGAGCAAATATTAAACATCGCAGGAGGAAAGATTCCACCTCTTGATATAGAAAAACCCTATTTCATTGTTAATGTGGATACAATGTACTATCGTAATGAAGATCCGGCATGGGTGGAAGAGCAATGGTCAGATTGGAGAAGATCCTCTACAAAATATACACAAATCATGAATGTAAAATCGGATGTATTTGAGTTTATGGAACGAACTTATATGACATTTGATAGAATTTGTATCTATAGATTTCTTGAACACGTATCATTTACGAATCTCTTGTATTTCATTTATTTGGTATCGACTGTTACAGAGAAAGATGATATTGTTGATATTATCGTACCAAACTATCAGACTCTTGCAAAACTACTTCTTAATGAATCTGTATTGAATCCAACTTTTGAAAGAGATAATATTTTGTTGACAACAGAGCTTTTAAATGAACCATCATGCCCACACGCATCCATTTGGACCCCAGATAGAGCTTTTCACTTTTGGGAAATGGAGGGAAGGTTTAAAATTGAAGAGGTGTTCCCTAAGTTTAACTTTGATGGACGGGATATTTATATGAGGTTTAAAGCAAGAAGGAGGTAAAAAGTGACACCATTTAGTGAACGTGCAGCTCAAATGGGTCTTGATGTAAGTGGCGCTTTTAAAGGGTTGTTTACTTATCAAGACCGGTATTGCGAATTAGCGTATAGACAACTATCACCTCAAGCAACTTACGGTGATGGAGAAAATCCAGATCATCCAACTGATATTATGGTATCTCCGCTACTTGCAATCTATACAAAAGGACCAGATGCTTTAGGTTATCAGTATTGTGGTTACGTATCAAATATGTATAAATTTGTTGGGAATGATGCTCTAAATGAAAGAATAAGATCTTCAGTAATAGCAGTCGGGTTACCTGTCCTTAGAGAAGCAGCATTATTTTCATTGGATTACACTCGAATGAGAAATGAAATTGTCATTCATAGCAGTAAACAGGCAATAGAAGGTGGGGATGTTATGCCTGTTATGATTGTCAATAATAGTTACAATGGTACAAGAGCAGCTTCTTTAGCTTTTGGTATTGCAACTTCATATGGAGATGAAAGACTTACTTTCTCATTCAGTCTTGGTGAAATTAGACAGGTTCATATCGAAACAGCTACCACAAGTCTTGCTACCGCAGTATCAACATATATGGAAGTATTCTCAGGAGACATACTTGATATGATATCCGGAAGCTTTCAAAAGCAAGTTGGGGAAGACGAAATGATGACTCTACTTGAACTCCTTAACGAAACATTCGGAAAAAGAAGAGCTGAAAGAATCTCTGAGTTAATAGGGGATGTTAAAGGAACACAACAAAAACCAACTGCCTGGCAAGTCTTTTTAGCAATTATTAGATATACGAGTTTTGAACCAAACTTGAATATCAAACGGATGATGGAAAATATTGCAGAAAGCGTTCTTATCATACCAGCCCGTATGCATGGAGTTTTGAAACGATTAGAAGTTGATTAGTTTGCGTCTGTAAATGCCAACGATCGTGATCGATCCATGACGCAAGAGAGTGGGGGAGTTCTGGCTGTCTTCCCCACTCATTTTTTTGCGCAAAAAAAATGGAACAAACTATAAAAAAAGAGGATATCAATCTAATGCCAGAAGAATTTAAATCGCCTGTTGAAGGTGCTAAATTTATACCTGCAGAAACTTATGAAATAAGAGTAGCAATAGGGGAACTCGACTATACGTCAGATTTAATATCAGCAAATTTTAAATCATCATTGAGTACCGGATATCAGACTATGAATCTCGCGTTTGAATTAGATCCGACTGATGTTATTCTCTATGAGCTATATGGTGGTCAAGAGATAAAAGTGGCCATTATTCTAAAAAGAGAAACTGCCGAAATGGGTCAAAGGATCGATTTAGATTTAATTCTTATAACATCTAATTTTCTACTAAATGAAAAACAAACAGAGGCAAGCACTAAACAAAAAGATAGAGGAATACTCTCAGTAAGAACTGTTGTCCGCCCAGCGTATCAAATAATTAATAGTTTAGTTAATGCAGTTTTTATCGGTAAAGATCTCAATTCAATAATTACTTCATTGGCAACTTCTGTTGGCGCCAAAAAACTTGTTTTTGATTCAGATGGAAGAAACAATTCTCCTATTGATCAAGTATGTATTCCTCCGACTACCTTCTATAAAATTATTAAAGAATATGATAGAAATAATCCAGAAGTATTTGATGGTTTTCTTGATCAAAGGTTTGGATTGTTTGATGGAGTTCCTGGAGTGTTTTGCCAATTCGATAAAACAGTCTATATAAAAAATTTAACTTCTAAGATGAATAAAAGTCCTGTCTTTACAATCTATCAAATGGCCACAGATACTGAAGTGAAAAGAATGGAAGAAATTATTAAGAAATCAACTGATGGGAAAACATTCTATACTTACGATACAATCCATACGGACTATTCTGCTAATGCTAAATTTGCTTCTTTGGGATCAAATATAAATCATGTTATTAAACCAAAAGATACATTATCAGCAATTTTTAATCAAAATTTAGAAACTGTTGCTGGAACATATGGATTGATATATCAAAATAAAAAGATATTCAAAAATTCTGCGATTGATCGTAAAAAATATTACAATGAAGATACAGGAAATGAAACTGAGCAAACTATTTTTAATTCACGATTTGCGAGGCAGGTGGCAGATCTATCTACAATATCTATAAATTTAGAGCGAAACTTACCAGTGCTTGACTTAATTCAAGTGGGGGAGTGTGTTGATTTTAAACCACTTATAGTTGATTATCTGAATTTATCAGGAAAGTATATCCTTTGGAGTGTGGATATAATGTTTACAAGACCAAGTACATGGGAAACTGTTGCATCGATAAATTTAATCAGAACTAATAAAATATCTGGCCAAGAAGTAAAATCATACCAGCAAGCTACTGCTGATCCGATTACATTAAACGAAATTGATAAAGGGCAAACTTTAAATACAGCTTTAGCATCTCCTGCAGCACCTGCTAAGAAAGATGTAAACTGGGGGCATGTAGAAAGATTAACTAATCAAATCAACAAACTTCAAAAATATATAAATAAAAATTGTGGTGGCGTAATTGAAACATTAAGTTTATCTGTTAGGACCACTTGTCGTTTGTGGGGAAATGATCTAGATGCTGCTAAAGTTGCCCGAGCAACAGAAATGGGAACAACTCAATCTGATGCTGAAGCAATTCTTGAGGAACGGAAAAAAGCTAGAGTCAATAATCTAATAGATTCAATAAAGGTTGCAGAAAACAAACAACCTAATGTTAAACCATTTCAGGAAAAATCAAAAGAAGAAATTGGTAAGATATCTAAAAATCAACAAACAATAGATAAAATACAAAATAAACTTTCACAGTGTGAAATACAACCAAACTCAAGAGGGTGTTCCAAACTTCAAATAGCAGTAATGAAAGAAAAACTTCATCAATTAATAGCAGAAGAAAGGGGTCGATAACTATTTTTTAGAACAAAAATTAAAGGAGTAGTTTATGGAAGAAGTTATCGTTACAAAAGATGATGAAATACAAGTTATAGCTGACGAGTATGTTTCCGAATATTTGAAATGTAAAAACGCTTTTGAATATTTCTGTGAAAACTACATCTTAATTGAAGTACCGGGGCAGGATACTCTTTTAAAACCATATAAAAAACAAAAAGAGTTAATACATCTAGTTGAAGAAAAACGTTATGTCTTGGTATTAAAAAGCCGTCAGATAGGTATTTCTACGATTATTCAGGCATACGCCGCCTGGTTAGCAGTCTTTTTCGATAACGCAGTAATTGGTATTATTTCTAAGGATGGAAAAGAAGCTACCGACTTTGCAAGAGCAATTAGAGGAATGGTTGAAAAACTGCCTGACTGGATGAAACCTCCAAAAGGTCCTCTCGGAAAAGGTTTTGCAAAAAGAACAGAGCAATCATTCATTCTTACAAATGGAAGCAAAGTATATGCTTCGCCTGTTAATCCAAATGCTCCTGATAAAACGCTTCGTGGTAAAGCAATAACATTTTTAGTAATCGACGAAGCAGCATTCGTTCATCATGTTGATACAGCTTGGACTTCAATGGTTCCTGCTTTATCAACAAATCAGATGCAAGCCAAAAAAGCTGGAGTACCATTTGGAACAGTTGTACTTTCAACTCCAAATAAAACAATGGGAGTTGGTCAATGGTATTTTAATAGATATACAAAATCTATTTCTAGAGATGATATTTTTGAACCATTTGTAATTCATTGGAAAATGATTCCTGAACTTGCCGATGATCCTGATTGGTATAAAACTCAGTGTAGATTGTTTGATAATGATCAAAGAAAGATTGCACAGGAACTCGAGTTAAAATTTTTACCATCAGAAGGATCATTCTTTGAAAGTGATACTGTAGAAAAAGTTCAAAACGCAGTTAAAATACCAATGGAAAAAATGAGGATCTTTAATGGAGAACTTTGGAAATTTTCCAATACATTACCTAATAGATATTATATAATGGGAGTTGATACTGCACCCGAACACGGAGAAGATAAATCTGCCATTACCGTTTGGGATTATGAAACTATGGAGCAGGTTGCTGAATATCAAGGAAAATGCAAAGTTTTGGATTTTGTAAAAGTTGTAAAAGTTTTAGCATCACAATATCCGGGTTTAATTATTGTTGAATCAAACTCATATGGAAACCAAGTAGTTGAGCAATTATATGCTAGTGAATTTTCGACTATGATATATAAAGAAAAACGAGGGCAACAAACATTGTTACCCGGTTTAGCAACAACTTCAAAAACAAGACCATTAATGATTGATGCTCTATATTCATATATTACTCAGTTCCCGGAAATTATAAAATCAGAAAGACTTGCCCTTGAAATAGCCGGATTAGTGTCAAAACCAAATGGGCGAGTTGAAGCAGATATTGGATGTCATGATGACTTAGTACTTGCTTCATCTTGTGTTATGTATGTTAGAAAATATGATCCGCCAATGTTAGTTGGTACTGCAGAGTTCTCTTCAATTCAATCTGAAATTACAGAAGCTTTGAAGAAAAACCTTTCTGTGACAGGAGAACTGACCAATGAATCCATAATGAGAACTGTTAAAGATAATATTAAAGACATGGGGGGTTTTATAGATACTTTAACTATGTTTGAAAGAAGATAAGGAGACAAAATAATGTCTGAGTTAGATCTATTGTTAGAAGATTTTGTATGGGGAGAGGATCAATTAAACGAAGTGTTTGCTTCTCCGTTTGGTCTAAAACCTGTTGTAAAAATTGATGGAGCGCCGTTATACGGATCAGATAGCTTAAATGAAAGTTATCTTAAAGCAATAGAAAAATCTGGTCGTACAAGTCCAGCCGCTTTAAAATTTAGAGGACTAGTTGAAAAGAAACGAATAGTTCCTTGTTTTTTAACTAAAGGTGTTCTTCAGTTTGTTGCATGGAAAGTATTCGCCCCAGTCCATATGCAATCTATTATGGGATTTTATGATCCAACAAAAACAAAAAGAGTTTATATTCTAATTCAAAACAATTCTAATATTTTCTCTTTTGTATCTAATGATTTTTTAGCAAGGTTGACAATTCATGAACTAATGCATATGTTGGCAGATCTGAAGACAAGTCTATTTATGAATATGTTTAGTAGTGAGCTGGCGGCATATTATAAAACTTTTTTTCAGATGGTTTTCTCAATTAATGATTTAGATACTGGAAGAGTTGATAGAATCTTAAAGTTCATATTTATGGATATTGAAAGAAGATCCGAAAAATTAACCAATGGTACATTAAATAAATATTCTGATCTTTTGAAAAAAGAACTTTCAGAAGTATCGTCTCTAACACCACTTAAATTTGATGAGATGTTACTAGATTACTTTACAATTATAAAACTTTATCTAACAAATGTTGCTAAATTTTTTGCATCTCGTGATAAGTTTAAACATATTTTAATACCTCTTTATTTATCATATAGAAATACATTTAATATGAAAAACTTAACCACAGTATGTATTCAAGAACTCATATTTCCATCAGAAGTTATTTGTATTCTGTCGGAAGAGATGAGATATGGAAAGAAAGCTTTAATAGGAGCTGGAAAGCTCTAAGGAGATTTAATCTATGCCTGACCCTAAATTGCCACGAGGTACTGATTTACTGATGAAACAGTCTCAAGAAACTACCTCAGATAGAGCAAAGAGGATAAACTCACTACATACACACGTCGATAAAGTTATAACCGCCCGAAATCGAGAAAACTTACAACTTTCAAAAGAGACGGATTCGTTGGGGCATCAGAGAGAAATATTAAGACGTGAGTTAAATTATGCTCGTTCGGACATCTCCAATGAACTATCTAAAGATTATAATAAAGTTGTTAAAAGTCTTGGCTCTACCATTCAACAGATGTCTATTGGTATGAAAAACATTAGTATATCAACAGCTAGAGCTACTACAAATGCTATTTCACAATATGGAAAAGCAATTGGGCAAGATATAAACATTAATAAAACAAATACTGTTGTGATGGCGCTCGCTCAGGCAACTCCGTTGTTTGGATATTTTGCTGCTAAGTTTATGGAGACAGATGTATTCCAAAATGCAGCAAAAAGAATTAAAGACAAAATAGGTGGTGCGATGGTTGCCGGTATGGCAATGGCCGGCAGAAAAATATCAGGAATGTTTGGCAGAGACACTCCACATGAAAAAATGGCAAAAAGGGAAAGAGAAATTGGAGCTATTTCATCTGAAATTTCCTCTCTTAAAAAAGAAATTCAAGGCAGTGTTCCAAAGATGGCGGCAGGCGGGTACGTTAAAAAGGGCGGTGTAGTTCAAGTTCATGCTGGAGAAGTAGTAGCACCGATTGGTTCTATAGTAAAAGAAATAATGTCAAATATGACTGATTCTAAACAACGAGCATGGCAAGACCAAATGCTGAAAGCTCTGACTGATTTAAAGCTCGTGCAAATCGGAACTAGTTCTAGATTACGACTTGGATTACAACGAACAATTATGGAAAACCCAGCAATGAGAGGAATGCTAATGTTTGCTGAGGGATTCAAGACTGTGCTTGGAGCTCCAATAAAGTGGTTATTTGGTGCTAGAGGTGGATACTTATCAGATGTAAAACGAGCAACTTCTACAAGTAATGTATTCTTAAAAGTAGCAAACCTTCTTGGTGTCCTCTATACAACAGCAATGCCCAAACTAGATGCTATAGCTAAATATACAAGAGTATCTGCAACAGTGGCTGCTGGTTATGAACCTTC